ATTATTACTCGCTGTCGTATTATTATATAATGATGCATTTCCTACTGCTGTAAGATTAGCACCAGTCGTATTAGTAAATAAAGCTTCTCTTCCAACCGCCGTGTTGTTATCAGCAGTGGTGTTATTAGCTAAAGCACTTCTTCCAATAGCAGTGTTTACTGTACCTGTTGTGTTATCTAGTAAAGCATCTTTACCTACTGCTGTGTTTCCGTCTGCGGTGGTATTAGCACTTAGAGCATCGTGTCCAACGGCTACATTATTTTTACCAGATGTATTGGCGTCTAATGCGTTTGAGCCTATAGCTACACTATTTCTACCAGAAGTTAATGCAGCAAAAACATCATCACCTATACCTACATTATCTGTAGCACTTGATAAAGTACCTGTACTTGCATTTTGACTAATTAAAATACTGTCAGTAAAGTTTGTAGCATCTGCTAAAATACTTACACCGTTAATGGTGCTGTTAAAAGTAGCGGCACCTGCTTCTGACATATCAAGGGTAAGAGCAGTTATGCCAGAGCCTCCATCATTACCTTTAAATAATATGTCTTTGTCTTGAACTGTAGCCTCCATTGAAAAATCACTAGAGCTATTGTTAAATTTACCTATTTCAGTTCCACCATCTTTAAAACTTATTTCACCACCATCAGAATCAAGATTGATACCACCTGCTACATCTATCGTTAAATCACCACTTGATAAATCTATTTCAGTTCCGTCAATAGTAATGTTATCTACCGCAATACCTCCATCAGAGGTAAATACGCCAGCTACATTAAGATCAGTAAACGCATCAACTATAGCTGCACCAGAACCAGCTCCGTCTGAATAAACTGCTTTTACATGACCGTTGGGTATGGTTACATTAGCACCACTACCTTGTGAAATAATTATATTTTGTGATCCAGATGTAGCATTTTCTATAAACCAAAGTTTAGATACAGTATTTGGTCCAAGTGTAATAGTACAAGCACTATCAAGCGTGCCTGTGTATTTTAAATAAATACTTCTACCTTCGTCTGTTGATCCGTCTGCTATTGTGGTTGCGTGAGTGTCT